TTCGCGACGTATTCAACATCGCGGGTATCTCTATAGTCCCCATGAGGCGAACCCGACGTTCCGCTACGGCCGTTAACTAGCGACCATCTACGGGACAATTCGCGTGACGCTATGAGGGGTTTGAGCTCAATGTATCGACGTACAAGACGTCGAGATAAAGACTTATAACCAAAGAAATAAGCGCGGTTTGCAAGGTTCCTAATCGCATCAAAAACTGCGAAGTCCGATAAACCAGTCGGATCATAAATAGGAATCCGGAAGCGCAACGGAGTTATGTCTTTACCGTTAAGCGCGTACATACCGCACGATTCTCGTACGGCATCTTGGCCCTTGAACGTCTTATCGACATTCACGCGAAGACCGAATGAACTCAAGATATGAAATAACGAGTTCAAAGCTTTGTCAGGAACAATGATGTCATCACCATAAACGCGGATATCTTTAAAGATTTCCGTATAGTGACGACGACCTGAGATTGCGGATAAATACCGCTTAACAGCGTGATAGTATTTACCTTCCCATGCAGTTTTATCATGACCATCCGGATAACGATCCGAGATGATTAGGGAAAGAATTGCGCAGGCCGTGAATACTATCGTCTGCAGGGGAAAAGTCGTAGCTGCACCCATACCGGCGTACATCTTCGGCTCTATGCTAACGGTTTTGATGACGCGGCCATTCTTGTCCTTCTTACGAAGAACATCGATGAACCAAGTACGTGCAGCCATAAACTTAAAGGCTGCTTCTCCTGTGAATATGAAAGCAACTAGGTCCGAAGATATTAAATCCGAAGCCCAGCTCATATCTACAGTCGCTGATCCGTTAGTTCCAGAAAACAGCGAGAACTGAAGCGCAAGCTCCTGCGATCGCGATTGGTCTGAGAACTTTACATATCTAGAGAGGTTCAAGTCACCACTATCACACGCCTTGTATATCTGGCGTTTAATAGACTGCTGGGCGAACATCATAGACACACTTTCTTGCGTGATACTACGTCGAGAAGAAGTATCCTTGTCAACATCAGCGTAAAGTGAATTCTCAGGTGTGGCCCGCCAAAAGTGCGTCCGCCTAGTCGGATAGATTGATTCCGACTGATAACACGGAGCAAAGTCCTCTTCCTTTTCAGGAATCGTGCTAGCACCATTAGTGGTATTGCCCGGTCCATGTTTACCATGAGTCGGGTAAGTCCATACTTTATCAGTCACCAACCAGGACACGATTTGCCGTAAGGCTAAAACGTAATCCATATTGAAGTCGGCAACATCCTTGACCTCATGACTTTGGATACCTACCCACTTTTCATAGGTAGATAGCGACAAGTCTGGGCGACTCAAGGGAAGTTTGTTAAGACATACTAAACACGATAACGCCCACTTAGCAAGCTGAGCATTATCGGGAAACTTAGCACAGGCTCGAAGAGCTAAGCTAAACGGAACCTTTGAAAGGGCTTCATTCCACACAAATGTAACGTTACCAAAAGAATCAAACCGGTAACATTTGAGGAATACTGAAGCAGCATCCTTCAAGTCTTTTGAAAACTGAAGATAACCGGTGACGCGTATAGCGTCAAGAACCCGAGTTATCGACAGTCGGACAAATCGACGAAGCGTTCGCTTCGAAGAACCGCTTTGCAGCGGGCATTCGTAAAACAATTGGAATAAATCCGAGATTGCGTTCTTTAAATATGCAATCTCTTCCTTATTCGGGATGTCCAGATTCAAAAGATAGCAAACCTGGCCCTCAATATAAGTCTCATTGTCTACGAAGGCTTTACCCATGGCGCTCTCCTCTAGAAAGGTGTCAGACCGCTAATTGCGTTCTGAAACGGCTCGAGGGTTGGAGCGGCACCGGCGTTTTGCTTGAGAATGAAGCACATTGCTTCATACAAGCGCTGATAACCGTTCGTGATAGGGAGCAAAGCCACACCCGATGATTCTGGGTCTGTGAGCTCTTCCATACCCATACCGACCCATACGGGCTTAGTATAGGTAGACGTGTTGGTTAACGTCGTTTGCTCATAATGCCATGCATCTACACGTTCGATCAGAGACCCCGCTTCGACAGACTGCTTTGTCATGTCGGTCGTCCTAATACTAGGATGAGTTGTCATACGACTCGTCACCTTCACGGCTACAATCGTCTTCGCGGCAGAATTAACGCCGGTGACGTCAGAGCGAGAATAAAAAAGAGTATTAGGATCTTCGTTCGCCTGTCCCGGAAACGCGTAAAACAATTCGCGCCCAACTTGATTGGCACGGCGTTGAGCCGTGTTCCAAGAAATAGGTACGTAGTCACCAGCAGGCACATTAAAAGCATTTGCCTGGATAATGGTGGCTCCGAAGGTTGACGGTAACGCGAGTAGGGCAGCGGTTGCTACCATATGAACCTCTTCCTGCGCTTAGCGCTAGGTCTGTAAGGAAAGTTAATAACCTCCCTGGGCGAAATTACTACTCAGGCTACCACCGAAAGCTTTCACTAAATCGGAATAGTTGTTGAATTCCGAAAGGGATCGCAATTGGCGGAAATACGGCAAGAGGTAGCCAAGATTCTCCTGGAGGGTCTATGGGGTAATCCGATTCCTCGGATCGCCAAAAGTTGTTGAAGATACGCCCGTCAGAATACTTAAATTCGACGTGAACCGTGTGACCAACACGGAGTGGCATACTCGGCGACTGGAAGTAAGCAGAATTGGCCTTTATCATAGGGCCAACCTGGAAACCCCAATCAACGACAAATGATAATGGTTGCACGTTGTAAATTGATTCTGGCGTGGGATACCCATGTATCATCGCTACGGGATCGTTCAACAATATAGCTTTTGCAACCATAGAGGCTTGCATGGAGCTATATACCGTCGTCCGAAAGGTGACGCGAAACCATCTAATATTGGAAGAACTCAATCCATAGAACGATGGTGACGCTTGGAGTACTGCCTTTTGAAAAGACAGAGGTTGAGAGGAGAAGTTTTCCCCCTCTAAGGTAAATTGACCCTCGCCTTTGCGAAAA